CGAGAAGTATAAATCTTCGGCTGAGTACAAGGATGAAGTGAAGCGAGAGGGCGACCGTAGGGCTACGGGGGCCGTTGAGAAGTTCATGAAAGAGACGATGCCGAAGCACTTAGAGGACGAGATTAAAAAGCGTTATCCCGACGAGACGCAGGAGCAGAAGGCTCTCAGGGAAATGAAAGCAGAACTCGACAGCATCAAGACAGCGAAGGCGCGCGAGGAGCTTCGTAACAAGGCCGTCAAAATGCTCAACGACAAGAAGATTGGCATTGAGTTTATGGATTTCATCCAGGCCGCCGATGAGGACGAACTCAAGAATCGCGTGGAACAGTTTCACGAACTGTTCAGCAAGAGCATAGTTTCGGCTGTCGATGAGAAGCTTAAAACGCACGGTGTTAATCCTCCGAATAGTCAGTCCTCGCCGCCGGCGGGTAAGATCACCAGCCGGGAACAGCTTAAAGGCATGTCCTCGGAAGACATCATCAAGGCCCGCAACGAGGGACGTATTGATATTCCGGGGCTTACCCTATCTCCAACCAAGTAACAAGGAGGACTTAAATGTCCGTTAACAATTTCATACCGGAAATATGGTCTGCGACAGTCCTTGACACGCTGAAGAAGAACATGGTTTTCGGTAATCTCGCCAATAGGGATTACGAGGGCGAAATCAGCGGGGCCGGCGATACTGTACGCATCAACGAGATCGGCGACATCACCATCAACAACTACACCAAGAACTCGACCACCGCGATTACCGTCCAGTATCTTACCGACGCGCAGCAGATTCTCACGATCGACCAGCAGAAGTATTTTGCGTTTTCGATGGACGACGTTGACAAGGCGCAGGTCAGGCCGAAGCTCATGGAAAAGGCCATGGAGCGGGCCGCCTACAATCTTGCCGACAACACCGACACTAACCTCGCCACGTACCTTTCGACGACCGGAAACTTTTTCGTCGGCGCGAACTCTACCGAACTCGGCTCGACCGTGACCGCTCTTTCTGCGGCTTCCACCGCGGTGATTACCGCTCTCGGTTGGTACGCTCGTATCATGGATCAGAACAACGTGCCGCATCAGGGCCGCTTTATCGTTGTCCCGCCTGCGATACTTCAGCAGATGGTGCTTGCGCGTATCGTTCAAGATACCAACAACAGCAACTTCCTCACGTCCGGGACGCAGGCCGTCGGAAACTTCTACGGCTTTAACATCTACGTATCCAACAACTGTTACGGAGTTAACTCCTCGCAGTGGCACGTCATTGCCGGTCACTCAATGGGATTCTCTTACGCCGAGCAGATCACCGAAACTGAAGCATACCGCAATCAAAACGCCTTTGGCGACGTGGTGCGCGGACTTCTCGTTTACGGTAGAAAAGTAACCCGCCCCGCTTGTATAGTTAAGGGCGTGTTGACTTCGAGCTAAGGAGGAATAACAATGGGTTCGACTTCTCAGGCAGCAGCGGCCACCAAAAGCACCTTTACCGGGTATGCGGGGTCGATAATCGAAACGCTGACGGCGGTAACGTCGTCTGGTGTATACTTCAACGTGGGTGATGCATCCAAGATACTCATCCGCGTGACCAATGCAAGCTCTTCGGACAATGGTTCCGTGTTTGTAGAGCCTGGCGCACAGTGGGCCGCCTCGCGTGGGCTTGCTCCGTCCACTACTTCCACGTTGTACAGCACGGCGACCGCTCCGATTGCGGTATCTGTGGCTATGACCAACCAGACCGCGAGTTCGGCGGTTCTCTCCACGGGCATATCTGTTTATGTCGGTCCGTTCGAGTCTGGAACCGTTAAGAGTTCGGACGAGAAAATTTATGTCGTGGCGTCAACGCTGAGTACCAAAATGTACGTCGGCGTTATCGTTCTCGACGGCGGATCGACTCAGTAGCGTATCACCGGCGGGATGAAATATGCCCGCCGTTTACTAAATTTTGGGGGATTTATGCGGGATAAGGATTCAAGTGGTAAGATCGATTTGGTTGAGCACGAGCCGGTGCTAGAAAATAGGCAGGCCGAAAGGGCCAAGAAACGCAAAAAGGTTGCGCTGCTCGGGACTGTCCCGCATAAACTTCTCGCTCCCTTCGGGGACCCGGAGTTCGAGATTTGGGCGATTGCTCATGCCTGCCTCGGTGATCCATTGCCGAGAGTTGACAGAATTTTTGAGATTCACAAATGGGATGAGGTTGTCAAGTGGGGATCGCTCGGCGCATTTGAGATGTGGCCGGCCGCTCCGAAGTACTTGATAGAGGCCCGTCCTGATGTGCTGAATTCGGTCGCGTTCCCGTTTGATGAACTCGCGGCCAAGTTTAACATTTTCGACGATCGCAAAGAGCCGTTGATGACCAACTCTATAAGCTGGATGATGGCGCTGGCTATGGATGAGGGATTCGAGGAGATTCATATTTACGGCGTCAACATGTCACATCACTGTGTCGCGCCTGAAACTATGGTTCTCATGAAAGACCTTACGTATAAGATGGCCGGTGACATAAGCATCGATGACGAGATTGTCGCGTTTGACGAACATAATGCAGACAAAAACAACGAAAGAAAATTTCGCAACGCGAAAGTCGAGATGGCAACCAGGCTCAAAGAGCCATGCTATAAATTAACATTCGAGGATGGGACTGAAATAATCTGTTCCGCAAAACACAGGTGGCTTGTGGGATGCGAAAAACTGTATTGGCTTGAAACCGAGAAGTTGATCGCCAAAGGCGACTATGTAGACGGAAGATGTAGCCATGTGGTTAAACCGTTTGACAAATGGAATACCGAGCGTGGATATGAGGCCGGGTATTTAGCGGCCAGCGTCGACGGAGAAGGCCATCTTAACCAGCGTCGCAAAAAGAATCCTAATGGAAATTACAACTCATGTAGCATAGGGTTCGCGCAAAAAGACAATAAAATGCTTTCAGCGTTCCTTGAATATTGTGACAAGTTTGGATTCAATTTCAGCGGTAAGTGCGACATCACCGGATGTAATAAGATGCAACTTACTACGCGCAAGGATGTCGTACGGTTTCTCGGTTCGATTAGGCCGAAGCGGTTGCTGGAAAAACTGGACATCGACCTTTTAGGGCGGTTCACTGGCAGCAAGGTTGCGCTTGTCAAAACAGAGTTTCTTGGTGAGCGTGAAGTAATAGCGCTCAAAACAACCACTGGTACGTTTATCGCCGAGGGTTTCGCTTCACACAACTCTGAGTACGGTACACAGAAGCCGTCGTGCGAGTATTATCTCGGACTCGCAAAAGGTCGCGGGATTAAGATTTACGTGCCGAAGGAATCGGACTTGTGTAAAAGCTATTTTCTGTACGGGAAGGACGAGGAGCATCAGACCGAGATCATGGTTAAATTGAACGACCGGATGAACTGGCTCCAGACTCAGCTTAACAACTTCATGGCGCAGCGCGGGCAGGTTGAGCAAGCCATACAACAGCACATCGGCGCGATTGAAGACGTGAAGTTTTGGATGGCACAATTTAAGCATTAAGGAGGCTGGCGATGGCTGGCTTTACCGATACCTTGGAAAATGCGCTGTTGGATCACGTTTTCAACGGCGCATCATACTCAACGCCGACTAAGTGGATCGGTCTTTTCACGGTCGCGCCAACCGATGCTTCCAGCGGGACCGAGGTCACTTCTACCGGTGGTTATACTCGCATAGCTGCGGCGACTTGGACGACTGCTTCAAGCGGATATACCTATAACTCTACGGCCATCGCGTTTCCTACGGCAACTGGTGATTGGGGCACCATAGACTATTTCGCGGTATGCACGTCTTCGGCTGGCGGCGCGATGATTGCGTATAGCTCTCTTGCGGTTTCGAAAACAATAGCCACCGGTGATTCCGTGACGTTTTCAACGGGGTCTTTGGTTGTGACGCTGGATTAAAGATATGGCAATTACAACGATGGACGGCCTTGTCAAAGGGCTTGCTGGTTCCGAGGTATTATCTTGGTACAAGACTACTTCCACGACCACGGTCGCGGGATATGATTTATCGTGGTGGTATCTTGGCGGCGCTCCGGCAATACCTTCTATTCCTTCTTCGGTAGCTATTGCCTGTACATCAACTGAGGCCGGCGCTCCTACTATGGCTATAGTCTCGACTGATAAGTATTATGCCGGTGTAGCAGATGTTGTGGCGACAGCATTACAGACTTTTACTCTTAACGACAGACTATATCACTGTGGCGGACTTGTGGGGAACTCAACGTCTTTGCAGTCCTTTACCGTGACTTCTACCGTGGCAATGGATAACGGTCGCATCAGTACCGACACGCCGACAGAATGGTGGGCCGAGGTGTATACGACAATGGGGACCGCGGCGAGTTCGTGCTATTTTGACGTAACCTACACGGACGGCTCTACCGGAATTATCGCCCAAACATGGGGCTCTACAATGAGACAGTCGCGCCTTCTTCGCATTCTGTCTACTTCTAATAAAATAATCCAATCAATACACGGAGCAACGCTTCAGGTCACTACAGGGACCGCCGGTTCGTGGGGTGTGACGGTAGGCCGACCGCTGTTTTCTTTGACGCCCCCGGCTGCTAATCAGGGGGTGTCGTATGACTTCGCTCAAATAGGCATGCCGCCGCTTTCCTCGAGGGCGTGTTTGTGGTGGAGATCGTGGATGGCCGCGACTGCTTCGGGCGTGCTTCAGGCTAAGGTACAAATAATAGCAGGATGAAAGATTGCGGGTTCATTAGGCGCGGTGATTATGCCGCCAGTCGCTATTCCAGATGGGGCGCTACTCGCGTTGCTGAATACGGCGAGGGATACCAGGCTCCGCCGATCGTTGAATATTTGTTTTGCCCGGAAGAAGGAACGGCGCACGAGGTTTCTGGAGTCATTGCCTCGCTTTCTTCGATGACCGGGGCTTGTGGTTATTTTTCCGGGGCGTCTGGAGTGGTCGCTGCGCTCTCTTCAGCGAGCGGTACGGCCACTAAAATTTCGCTTGTGTCCGGCGTGGTTTCCGTGCTGTCGGGGGCAAGCGCCACCATAAGCTATTGGCAGGCGGTCGCCGGTGCAATAGCGGCTATGTCGGGCGCTACCGGATCGATTGCGCAGGTATTTGGCGCTAGTGGTATAGTGCAGGCTTTTTCGGGTGTGAATGGTGCGATTACCTTGATACCCGGTGCCATACAAATATCTGGTGCCATTTGGGCGGTTTCTCGGGTGTTTGAGCTGTTCCGGTATCTGAATCCGCAGACTGGATATTCTCAAATCGTCCAAAGTATTACAGGCGATTCGCTGGTGTCTACAAGCGCCTTGGGCTTGTCTGCTGTGTCTACTTCTGTGGTGGGCGACTCCGGAATGGCGACAAGTGCCGTGTATTACTCTTTGATTTCGACGGGGGTTAATAGATGATTTATGTTGGACAAAATTCCTTCCGTATCACCGTCGAGACTGGCATTGACCTGTCGGGAGTAAGCTCCAGCCAAATCTACATGAGGTATTTTTCGCCGACTCTCAGCACGGGGGCCTATGTAGCTACGGTTTCGGTATCGACCGCCGGGACAATCTATTACGACATGACCTCCACCGATTCTCTCGCCACGGGCGTGTGGACGTTCTGGGCGCACGTTACCCACGGTGACAACCGCGTGTCTATCGGGGAGCCGTTCTACGTCACCGTTAGCGAGGAGGGCAAGGCATGATTATAACTCGCGCCGAAGTCAAGACATATTTAGGGATTAACAGCACCACCACGGACGACATTATCGACGCTTATCTCCCCGCGGTGATTGACGAGTTCTTCCAGTACACCAACAACTATTTCAGGTCTGATTCCGCGCGGTATTCCGGGTATGTTTCTTTTTCTTCTGCAGGAACGGCAACGCTCCCGTCGAACGAATGGGAGGCGGATTATGACTTTTACGCCGGGGACGAGATTTATGTCCACGGCTCGGTGCGGAACGATGGGCCTTATACTATTTCAAGCCTGACTACAGGCGTGATGACTATTTCGACTACGGCAACCCTTAAAGCCGAGGACGAACTTGTACCGTGCGACGTCTTCAAGGTCGAATTCCCGATTTCGGCAAAGCCGGTATTGGCGCAGATGATTAAATTCAAGATGGACAACCCTCTCGGCGTGCCGCTGTCTGAGCGGTTGGGCGATTACTCCGTTACCTACGCCGAAACCGGGATGCAGGGAGGCTATCCTGACGGCATAGCTTCCGCGATTAAAAAATACTGCGTGGTTCGCTTCGTATGATTCAGAACTACTTCAAGCAATCGGTGCTGGTGCAGACTCCAACAAAGTCGATCAGCACGACCACGGGGGAAACAGTGGAAACGTGGTCCACAGGAACGACCGTCAAGGCGTCGATTCGTCCGCTATCGCTGGACAAGCAATACATCCAAAACAAGTCTTATGCGCTGGTAACACACCGGATGTATTCGACGTATCTGCCAGACGTCAACGATAGGGTGTACTACGACAGCCGTTATTATCAGATCATGTCAATCATCGATCCCATGACAATGGGGCGCTTTTATCAGGTGGATATGCGCCATGTCAGTTAAGTGGTACGGAGATAAAGTCATCAAGGCGCTTGAAAACGCGAACGAGGCGGGATTGGTCGCCGTTGCTATTGACATAGAAGGGCAAGCAAAGCTTTTGACTCCGGTGGATACCGGGAGGCTTCGGCAGTCAATAAGCTATGCCACGAGCACGCGCCGGCCCGTGAGGAAAGACGGCGTTACCACTTCGCCAAAAAAGGGCGAGGCAATCATAGGCACGGCGGTTGAGTACGCGCCGCATGTTGAGTTCGGAACTCGTAGAATGAGGGCGCAATCTTTTCTCCGCAAGGCGGTGGACGAGCGCAAGGGGCTTATCAACGCAATCTTTACCCGTACATTCATAAGGGTTATGCAGGGCGTGAAATGATAGAAACTGAACTCCGAAAGATGCTCGTCCCGTCATCGTCAGCAATTCCGCAGATAGGCAACCAGCTCTATCTCGGTTTTATACCGTCGTCTATCACTTCTACGGCGCTCCCGTTTGCGGTGATGTTCTCGATTTCGCGCGACGAAATGGACGAGGCTGAAGTGGCTCTCGAAAGGATTCAGTGGTCCTGCTATGCCGATACTATGTCTTCCGCGACTGAAATAGCAGACGCGATTAAGGACAAGGTAAAGCGCTTTTATGGTCCGCCGGTAACGGGAAGCACTTATACAATCGTTAATACGTACTACGACAATATGGTCTATTTATATGACGATGTAATTCACAAGCATGTCAAGATTCTTGATATGATGATTCGATACAGGAGATAACAAAATGGCATACCAGACAAGGGCGCATTCAGACGCCTTCCTCATGGGTTCGGCCCGGATGCTCATCCCCTCGTCTTCGGGCGGGTATGTGGACCTCGGCGCGGCTCGCGGGATTAAACTTACCGAGGCGTGGGACTCGTACGAGATCGAAGTTGACAACACTCCGACGGTTGTCAAGGGCATCAAGAACCAGACCATCACTGTCGAGGGCAATCTGCTTGAACTCAACCTTCAGAAGATAGCAAAGATGCGCGGCGGGATTGACACTTTCTCAACTACCACGTTCGTTTTCGACTCCGGCGGGAACATGACCGTTACTCCGCAGCAGGTGACACTCGTACATACTGCTGCCACTTCTTCGCAGACCGTAACGG